TCTATTGCCAATCTGTTTATGTAATCCAATTTTACTAAACCCATAAGCAAAAACGCAAGCAACTTTAGCTGAAGTTTTCCAAATAAATTTAGCAGCAGATAATTTCCATCCAGTTAATTCAGCATTGGCTTGCATACCGGACTCATTGGCACCCCAGTAAACTGGCATAGCTGGATCATTCCAAACTTGAGAAATAATTTTACTAATTGGAATTGCTCTGGAACTAGACGCAGATCTAGAAAATACTCGATGCGTCATAAACTCAGCATGAATAAATCTAGGGTATTTTAATTGTAAAGTACAAATTCTATTATCAAAATCGTAATAAGAATCTGCAATCATTTTAGCTGTAATCATTTTCCAAAAGTCTCCAAATATAAACTTTCCAATTCCGGTCTATCTTCGGGAATATATTTTACCTGATATTTATCCCATCTAAACCAAATGCCACTAACTCTCATGTATTCTAGACCATCAATAAGGAATTTCGTATTTCCATCTTCGCTAGCATTAATTTTTTCTATTTTAGTTGTCATATTTTCTTCCAATTTAAGTATTCCAGTTCAGCTCGTAACCCAGAGAAGGTGTTATTACTTATTATAACTAATAATTCCTCCTGTGTCAAGCCATTTTTTATTGCATCATTAATATCCTTAACTCCAATCGATTCTGGTAATAAACAAACAGAGAACCCATTCTTAATAAACTTCCCGATATTTTTAACGATATTGGCGTTTCTAGGCTCGCAATCCGGAATGAGTATCAACTTACTCTTATCAAACACATTAGCTGCAGCGGACAAATTTGAGTCTGCAGTTGCGATCGCATTAGGAAGGAATAAAGAATCAAATGGACCCTCACATACCATTATTGGTTTCATTGGATCAACTTTATCCAATCCAAAAATCTTTTCTTGTTCCCTGTCAATCTTTACTGTTATATATCTCATGGAATAACTATCAAGAGCTCTTCCCTGAAATGCAACTAAATCACCAGATCTAGAATAAAATGGAATGATTACCCTTGGACCAGTTTGATCAAGTTTTTTATCAGAAACGGATTCAACAAAAGCTTTAAAATCATCGGTAAAAAATAGATATTTAAGATATTTTTCTGGTATTTTGCGATCTAAGATATACTTTTTAGCAATATGATCGTCGTCTAAATCAGCAATAGTAGGTAAATCTATTTTTTTATCTTGAATTTTAAATTTTGGAATTGCAGGTTTATCAATAGAATTAGTTTTCTTTCCAGTAAATTTTTCCTGGAAATTTTCCATGATATATTCTTGTTCTAGATAAGGATCTAGATAACCAAGCAAAGATCTAAGAGTTGTTCCTTTATCGCAATTAAAACACGTGTAGAAATAATTATCGTTTTTTGCATAAACGAATCCACGAGTTTTTGATTTCATTTTTTGTGAGTCGCCGCAATATGGGCAACGCATGGTGTACAAGTTGGTATTCTTTTGTTTAAAGAGTTCCAACTTAGGTGATAACATTAAAATGTATTTTCTATCTATCCAAATGCTCATAATAAAAAAGCCTGAAGTTTATATTCAGGCTTATTATACTACGAAAAGATAAAAAAGTAAAGCATTATTTTATTACAAATAATTTTTTGAGCATATCAATATTTGAAAATATCCATAAAACAACTACACCGCCGCCCCACAATAACCATTTGTATTGTAATAGGTCTACAGTCTTGGCTTCATTTTTATCAACTCTATCAGTTAAAATTTTATTCATAGAATTAATTTCCTCTGTTAATAACTTCTCAATAGCATTAATTCTACTTGAAATATTTTTCTCAGAGTCTTCTAATATTTTATATAAATCTTCTAATTCATCTTTAGTATTAAGAAGGTTATATTCTATTTTCGTAGTTTTATCTAATACTGCTGCATGTTGAGTATCGATTTTATCAATTACGTCTTCGATTCTACTAAAAAGCCTATTAATAAATCCGACTTCTTGTTTTAAGACTGCAACTTCAACTTTTAATTCCGATAACGTTTCGACTTTTACATCATGCAACGTTGAATTATCTGCCATTATCTGCCCACCTTTAGAGAAATATCTTCTATTTTTGATGTTTGTTCAAGTAATTTATCTAGTTTATGAGAATAATTTTCTAAAGATCGCAATAAGTTAAGTCTTTTTGCCATATTACTTTTTGATAATATTTCTTTATCGTTATAATTATTATAATGGATCATTGGGGTTGCCTCTTTGACAGTCATCATAACAAATACCAGTTATTTCAATTTTTGTAATTTATAAATTGTAGTATTGCATAATTCAACAGATTCGTCAATTATATTTTGCATAGAAGTATCATCAGTAATTAATCCTCTATTTTTAGAAATCCAATCCCTAAATTCTATAATAGCATCAACTGCGATTTTCATTTCAGCAGCAATTGGAGGCAAACTAATAAATTTACCATATAATCCAATATAAGCTTCACAGAATTTATCTACAGTTTCAACAATTTCTACATAAAAAGTTGTTAGAGCAGAATGTTCCGAAAAAGAATCTGTACTTAAATGAGCAAAATGAGTAGTTGTAGCTAGAGCTCTACAACGAGCAAAAAATTCAGAAGCAATTGCATTGGAAATTCCTTCTTTTGAACTTGGATCTTGAGCTTCTTCAGGCGGATATCCAGGTTTTGTAGCTTCAAATAAAGCTTGTTCTATTTCTTTTTGATTAGCTTTACGTGTTCTATCAAAACCGCAATCTTCAATAATAGAAGTTAATTTATTTTTATATTTATTATCCATTTTATCCTGCCCTTGTTATTGGAGTTCCAGTCATAACTGGAGATTGTTTTTTTCTTGGCATTTTTACTCCAGGATCTTTAAGTCCTGCTATACCATTTGTAGTATTAGTTGGAGTGGTACTAACCGCAGCAGGAGCACCTTCCCCATCTTCTTCTAAAAATTGTTTAAATGTTTTCATAATTCTCTTAATATTTTTGCGATTTCCATATCTAAAGGAATATCAGAGGAAATTAATTTATTTCCATCATATGAAATTTCTGTAGGCATTCTATTTAAATAAACTAAAAACGTTTTTAATGCACTATAGCAATTATCATCTAATTTAAAAAACAACATTTTATTTACTGCTATAGTTGGCTCAAAAACATTATATAATAATATTAAATGATTTAAAATTAACCGCTCAGCCAATTCACCAGATTTTTTATATTTCTTTAACAATCGTTTAATGTAAATTATTCGTTTTAAATCAGAATTAAATTCAACTACAGAATAATGTATAGAATAATAATGTTTTGCAGCAAATAATAAAAAACTATCTTCAGTCAATTCATCCATAATTATATGTTCAGTTTTAATTTTGGTTAAGATAATTATTTGGAGTATTAGCCTGTTCCAAGTCAGTATTACTTACTTTAGCGTTTTTATCTGGATATCCGTAAAACGTAACTTTAGCTTTTTTTCCGCTACTTTCTTTCTTAGCATCTTTAATAGTTTCAATTAATGATTTAGTCGCATCTTGTTCAGTATCTTCCATACGATTTTTTAAGTGCAACCAAGCTTTAAATGCCGGAGAATTCTTAATTTTATCACGAAGTTTCGCACCAATAACTCCGCGCAATTTATATGGATCTAATCCTAAATGTCTATAATAAGTTACGACTTGATCATAATTACTTACTTCATCAATTTGTTCTAATTCATTATCAATAATATCCGATAAAGAATTTTCTAAACGAAGAGCTTTTATACTTTGTAAATCCATTTTAGGTTATCTCCTATTATTTATTTTTATGTTGCATTGATTGACGAACGGCAACTGGATGCACTATATGCACTGGAGTTGGGTGACTTAAAGAATGCGATGGGGTTGTATCTAAATGAGTAGTTGGAGCAGTAGCAGCATGATGAACTGCCAATGAATCCTGTTTATGCGCAATAACTTGTGGATTATGCATAGCAGGACTAGTAACATTTGGTTTTTTTGGCATAAATTTAGATAAAACTGATTGTTTAGGTAAAACGCGCTGTTTTAATCTAGGTTCTACTGGCTCTGGATGATGCTGTTGATGATGTTGCATTTCATAATTATGTTCGTGCTCTCTGTTTATACTAGTCATTAATGCAGTATCAGCTTTATTTTCGCTATCAGATTTAGTTATTTGTTTTTCTCTATTTGCAAATTTGCGAGTATTTTTTAATATCTGCGGATTTGTATATTTTGAATGCAATTTAATTCCAGCATCAGCTGATTTAGCAGATAATGCATTATGATAAATTCGGGTTGATTTATCTTCATTTAATCTAACAAAATTTTCTTTATAATGACTTAGTAACTTATCTTTAAATCCCATTGATACAGGAGCATTATTTGAATTTGATTTAGAAGTTAACTGAGCATGAGATGGATCCATTTGATCTTTCCCAGTAGAGAATTTTCTAGGTTTAGTTCCATGAAAATGCTTTGATGGATCAGTAGATTTAAATAAAGGTTTTAATGAGGTAAATTTATTATGCATTTGTTCATCCAATTCCACGGGGAACCACCTTTTTAAAATTTATTTTTTTAATTTTATTCAACACTTTTCTAGTATTTTCTTTATCTTGATCAGATTGCATACTAGCTGTTGAAGACGCGGTACTTTGTAGCGGACCAGTAGCTATTGGAGAAATATCATAATTAGGCGATTCAACTGATTCAGCAACTCCATTATAAACAGACCATGTTCCTGGAGTCATACTTCTAGTATCAGAAGAATCAGCAGGAAGTTTTAATGGAACAATTTTATTAACTTTTTTCTTCAAATTAATTTTTACAATTTCTTCTAAACGTAAATCTGATTTAAATGTTAAATCTTCTAAAATATCATAAATAAATTCTCTTGATTCAGTTAAATCCAATGATTTTGAATTATCAACAGTAATATAAGAGTTAAATAAACTAATAATTGCTTGTCTATTTGCATTTCCAACACTAATTCTATCCAATGATTCTTTTAAATTTTTTCTATCTTTTAATCGTTCTACAGCAATTCCTAAATTAGCCTCAACAACAATTAAATGCGTTGTATAACCAATTGTTTCTAATATATCTTTAGTTATAACAAACCCCAGATCGAATAAATTTCCAGTAACGAGTATGGAATATCTTTCTAAAAGAGAATCTTGTTTTTCCGATTTAGCTCGTTTAAATACTGCGTCATTATACAACATCTCATCAATTTGAGTTGACGTAAATTCTACAATACCGTAATTAGATGCAATATCTCTAATTACGACATCCTTTCCGGATCCAGGAGATCCGATAATAAAAATTGCTTGTTTATTTTGCATTTTAAAATAGTCTTATTTTGTTTAAAAATCCACGAATATATGATTCATGAACATTCATACCAGATTTAACATCACTCATCAATTCTTTTGCATGATCATCTGAAACATGAGATGGAACTCCTTGTCTAAATGAATGGAAATCATTGTTTTTAGCAAATTCTCTCATTTTAGTTCCCGACATTCCAGCAGTTCCTTCTGCATTTGGATCTCTATGTCCAGCGGAACGTACTTCTATCTTTTTAAAATTATAATATCCATGTTTAGAAGGTACTCCATTATATTTATGTATTAATTCTTCCATACCTTTTGTGCGATCACTACCAGCAACATAAATTAAATGATCATGACCAGCATCATGTAATTTGGATAAATGATGTAATAATGTTGGAGATTTAGAATCGGCTACAGAAAAATTAGTTCCAGGAGAATATCTAGATAAATGTTTTAATTTTTGTTCTGAGCTTAATGGATTTTTCTTTGAATCATGACTACCAGAAGCGATAATATTATGATCAGCATTTTCTTTTTCTGCAGTAGAACGAACAGAATTAATTAACTGTAAGTGCCCAGTTGTAGGTGGATTCATTCTACCAAAAGCAGTAACAACAGGATTTTTAGTGCTCATTAACGTACCTTTAACAAATTAGCTTTAGAAAATTCTTCTCTATTAACAAGTTTAGTTGGTTCTCCATTATGATGAATAACAAATCCTTCCGGATTAGTTCTTTTGTCACCAATATGGTGTTCTAATCCACCTTCATGTTGATTTAATGTTTTGGTTAAAATATCTTTAGCCGACTGTAAATGCCCATGCATTTTTAATAGATGATTATAATGATCAGAATTACCAGCAATATGAGATAGATGACCAGTTAATTCGGTATGTTTTCTAGCTTTACCTGCATCGCTTTTTAACTTATCAATTTGTTTTTCATATTTACCTGCTATATGATGCTGCAATCCTTCTGCAGTTGGTTTTTCTCCAGTTCTAACCGTATGATTAATATATGTTGCTAAATGACCGCTGTCACCACCATGAGGTGCTGTAGCATCATACATTGTATGTTTATGCGCTTTATGAATTTTCTCGGCAGCATCCATATGTTTTTGAAATTTAGCTTGATCAGATTCACTGTAATGAACATTTCTAGTATCGTGCTCTGGAGTTTTACTCCAAACATCTGAATGAGATTTAAAATTATGTAAATCTGGATGAGGATCAGCTTTCATAGAAGATAAAGTATCTCCATGATACTGCGTATGAGTAACAACACCTAATTTTGCTTTTTTAACTTTATCTGCTTCTTCGCCATGAGCAGTATATTTAATTGTATTTGGTGTAAATGATACGGATCCATTATCATTATGTTTCTTATCATCTCCACTAAACATTAAATCGCCTTGATATACACCCTTTTTTGGAGTAATTTTATGTAAATGATCCAACGAATCTTTTAACTTCTCAACTAATCCAGGAGCATGGCCATGGTTTTGCTCAATATCTTCGTGAGTATAATTTATTTTTGGATTTTTATTAAATGCAGATTTACTGGCTACAAAGAATTTACCATTCTCTGGATGATGACCATATACGATGGAAGGAGATCCATCGTATTTCATAGTAAGGTTAGTGCTATGTTCTCCAGATTTAATTGCATCATGAGCATGATGTAATGCCCCCTTGGCATGAGCATATCCATTTGAACCTTCAAAAACTCTATCTTCTGGATGTTTAATGTGCTTTAATTTAGCACCTTCTTCCTCGTTCTCAACAAGAAAATCTTTAAAACTTAGCATATAACCTCTCTGGCTTAATGTATATAATATAATTAACTATTTATATTATAATAGTTTTTCTTTAATCCAGTCAATTACATTTATAGTTGGAACCCAATTTGTTGCTAATTTAAATTTAGTATTATCTGATAAATTATTTAATGCCTCACCAGCGGGTTTTTTAATATAAACAATACTATCTGATAAAGTATTAGCAATTTCATTAATAGTTTTTGTTTCTCCATATCCAATATTAAATACTTGAGCTTTCCACATATCTGGATTTGTATCAAAATAATTTATACATTCAATATTAGCTTGAGCAATATCTTTTACATGAATAAAATCTCGCTCTTGAGTCCCATCACCAGTAACCGTTAACGGTTTACCATCTTTTAATAGTTTTTCAAAAATACCCAATACTAACGCATATTGACCAGATTTGGGAGAACGTTCGCCATAAACATTAAAATAGCGAAGAATAACTGATTTAATTCCGTAGATTTCATAATAATTTCTCAAAAATAATTCTGCTGCGTATTTAGTTGATGCATATGCATTTAAACAATCTTCTCGTTCAGTTTCTTTTAACGGAAAATTAGTATTTAATCCATATATTGAAGAAGTAGAAGAAAAAACAATACCTTTAATTTTATTTGCTTTTGCTGCTTCCAATACTGAAACAACACCTTTAATATTTGAATCAATTGCTTTTCTTGGATTAGCAATTGATGAACCCAAACGCGATTCTGCTGCTAGATGAAAAATAAACTCGCAACCTCTACTAATTGTAGTTAATTTTTTCGTATCACAAACATCGAAATGATGATTGATAACATTTTTACTGTCATTAAAATAAAATTGATCGTTATCAGCTGATAAATCATCAACATTAACGACAGTATAACCAGAGTCAACTAATGTATCAATTAAATGACTTCCAATAAACCCGCACCCACCTGTAACCAATACTTTCATAATTTCACCGTTTATGTTATAGATGCCTTATTATAATATAAAGCATCTATATTGTCAAGCACTTTTAATCAAGAAAAACTTTTTTAAATTTTTCCATAACAGTATATGGATTAAATTTTTCCACTAATTTAGAATATTCATCTCTATAAGATACAATATTAAGTAACATATTATATAAATCATTGGCATTGTTGTATAACAATCCAGTATTTTTTAATAAAGTTATATGGTGTTTGTCTCTTCCACCATTAAAGCAAAATACGGGTTTATTATGAAATAAACCCTCGCAAATTGCCAGACCAAAAGATTCACCATCGCTTCTACCATGAAGCATTGCATCACAAGACAAAATAAAATCAGTTTTTTCTTGCATATCAATTATTGGATCAAGAAATATAATATTCGGTAAATTAACAAATTTAAATGTATTTACAAATACAAAAACGTAATTAGGGTTTTTATATGCAAAATAAGCAATAGTTTCTAATACAAATGGAATATCTAATTGATGTAATCCACCAATTCTACCAATAATAATTTTATCTTCACCTATTCTTAATTTTTCTCTAAAATTAGTTTTTCTTTCTTTTGGTAAATTAACTATATGCGGAACATAATCAATTTGTTTATTACTCATATGTTCAGATAACCATTCAGATATATATGCATATCTATCTCCATGCGGCTGATTAGCTTGAAATACCGCATGAATTAAATTTTTAGATTTTGTTGTTAATATTCCATCATCAAAACCACCTTTAATAAAATAAGTAGCGTCAATATTATTATTAACTATAATATTATCTAACTCTTCTAATGAATCATAACCAAATAAAGGAAATTTAGTTTTAACTGATTCAACAACATCATCTTGTGTTAATGAATCAGAACTAACTCCAGGAAAATCTACGTTTGTTGGATAAACAATTATACTTTCGTTACCTAAAATTTCTTGATTATATTTTGCATAATCAAGAATTGCAGTTGTAGTTCCTCTATGACATAGGGTATTTGATTGAAATGCAATTTTCATATATTACCATTTCCAAAAAATTTGATACTCAGTTAATATTGGATTATTTTTTATAGATTGCATATAATCAAAAACAAATTTTCCTTTTCCATCAAATATTCCAGCCTCATACCAATTATCATCAACCCCAATTAAAGCTCCTTCTTTTAAAGAAGGTAAAATTGTCATTAATTCATATAAATGGTGTTTTGCGCTAGTAAATAAAATTTCTGGATCATTTCTAGGAGCATCAAAACTATCTAAATAAAGAAAATCAATTTTTCTATTTTCAGATAATAATTTTTTATTTAATTCTTTTAAATATGTTATACTATCTTCCTGTGTAACTATAGATCTATTTGATTTCATTCTACTTTTACAATATGCAATACTTTCTTCTGCTATATCAACAGTATAAAAATCTCCGCCATATTGGTTTATATATTCATCAAATAATAAACTACTTTGACCATCGCCAGTATAATTATCTTCTTGACGAGCGCATCCAGTTTCAACAATTAATGGATTATCAACTTGCTGAAGATAATCAAATATTAAATCAAATCCAGGAATTCTTGCATTCAATATTGGTCTAACTTTATTATAAAATTCCACTTCCTAACCTCTAGGTAAAAAACTTAAAAATTTATTTATTTCCGAACTTAAATCAGAAAATCTTTGACGTAAATTTTCTGGGTGTGGATTAATAACAGGAGTATATTCTTTATACATTTCTATAAATCTTTCTCTGGTTAATCCATTTGGATTTTGTCCATCGGTATGCGCTCCTCCATTATGTTTCAATCTTTCTTCTAAAGGAATTAAATTTTGAACTTGCAATTTTCTTGTATAAAATTCTTCTGTCATTGGAGCAAAACCATAATTAAATATCATAAATCTGTCTGTAGTGATTAATCTACGAAAATGTCTACCAGATGGATATCTAAAATTTTGTGTATGTATTGCTCTAGAACCCCTGAAATCCATTGTATATGGAACATCTAATCCAGTCTTGATTACATCCCATAAAGGTTTATCATAACTTAATGTTGATGAATCTCTTAATTGTTGTTCATCAATAAAATATAAACAAGGAATAACCAAAGTTCCAGAAATAGTATCTAGATAATTAAAATCTCCTACTAAAAATTCAGTAACGTTTAAACATGCTTTCCACCAATCTTCCCCAAACCTACTTTCGTATTCAAAAACTTCTTCTTGAAGATTAAATTCGTCGTATAATTTATTTCTTGATGTATGTATTTCCCAAGTTGGACAGATTTCTTTAATTATCTCTCTACTTCTATCAGTAGAATGATAATCAATAATTACACCATGATCAAAATATTTTTTATGATAATTTAACCACCATGGTAAAAGATATTCTTCATTATAAATGTGGCTTACAATAACTTTTTTCATTTAATTTCCTATATAATCAACACAAACAGCATATACATTACGAGCAGCATAAAAATCAAAATCAATATTTTTAGAAAAATCCAATATAACAAGATTTCTATAATATTTTGTATGTTTATCTGGATAAGCCCAAATAAATTCCTGAGATGTTAACGTAACGTCATCTTCTTGATGCCAGAAATAATTAAACCCTATATTATTTAATTTAAATATAGCATCTTGATTTTTACAATGAATCCATAATTTTTCTTTTCTTTCAACTAAATACGAAAACGGAATTTTATATGTAGGTTTATCGTGACCTAAATAAAATTCGCTATCAATATACCAAATATCTATTTCAACATCATATCCTTTTGAAATACACAAATTTATTTGTTCTGGGCTATTTTCAGTTAAAGAATTTGGTCCAGTTATATTTCCTCTATGCGAAATTATTTTCATAAATAACTCCGTATTCCATTTTCCCTTTGTATATATTCTAATAATGGCTGAATATCAGGTTTAAGGTTATTTTTATCAATAGAATATTTTAATAAACCATGCGGGGGGTTTATTTTACTATATTCACTAGTATAATTATAAAATTCATTGAGCATAGAATTTATAACATTAATCATATTTTGTTTTGTTGAAATTATAACTTGATCGTTTAGTTCTACTGCACCATTACAAACAACTACCTTTTCATTAATATTTGCGAAATCAATACAAGATAAATCTTTATAAATTAAATCTGTTCTAGTTTTTATAATAATGTCATACGAAATATTATTATCAATCTCATATTGCTGTATTAAGTCTAATCCGCGTTTAATTTTCCAAAATTGTAAAAAATGAGATGAAGCATCAAATATCATATTTTTATTAAACTTTTTAGATTCAGTTTCATATACATTTTTAGCATACAAAATATCATCAATTAATATAGATTTTGGATAAAAATCTAAAAATTTTTCTTCTATTTGTATATCAGTTAATATAGAATCGTTGTTAAAGTTAATAGCATTTTTTACCAAATAATGATATTGATGCGAAGCATTATATGTAGAAACAAAATAATCAGGAGATAAGAATTTAAATGCATTTAAAGTATTTTGTTTACATAAATCTAAAGTTCGTATATTTCCAGTTAATAGAATAGCTATATTCATTTAGAAAACTCTCTTAATGCTTGATGCCATTTATAAAATATATGAGTTTTAAACAAATCCAAATTCTCGAAATAACACTGAAGCCAGATTGCTTGTTCATCATCAGCAATATTTTTTTCTTGAAAAGTTAATAACCATTTATGACATAATTGCTGAAATTCATACATTTTTTGCTTACTAGCTAAAAAGAAATAGGCTCCAATTTTCTCTGGAGCTTGCTGTAAACTATAAATTATATCTTGATCTCTATCGGTAATGGGATTAATTAAACAAATATTAACTTTATCCAAATCAAACTTATTTAAATCTAAAGGTCCAGTAGGTAAAAATTCTTCAGAAGTTTTTCCATGAAAATACCCAAAATCAACCCAAGCAACATAACTACTGTCAATTAAATTATTATCTATAGCATAATTAACAACATCTATTTTACTGTGAGTTAATATTGTATAATATGGATTAACGTTTTCCGGATAGTTTCGTTCTATTCTATGAGTAACTAGCGATTGATATTTCAAACTAGACATTATTTCTTTTTCTTTATCCAACCTAGACCAAGACCATAAATTAGACAAAACCCAATGTTGATTAATAGGAATAAGGGTAATTTTAGATCCAATAACTTTTTCTTGCAATTTATCGATATATCTATCATCGATAAATACAATCATTGTATAATTGTAATCTAAAAATTTCTCAAAAGCAGAAATATATTCATCAACTTTTCTAGGGTAAAGGTTCCATTGTTCTCTACCTATATCATAAAACATTGATACTAAAGTAATATCATCCATATTAATTAACCTTTTTCAATTTTAAAAATGCATCTAAATCTTCTGGAGTTCCAATACCCCACATTTCCTGAACATAACTAACTTTAAATTTCTTACCATCAGAAATAGCTTCATTAATTACAGGACAAACATAAAATTCATTATTAACTCTAATATTCTTTTCAATCATTTGTTTAGCATATTTAACGTAATCAGAACCTTTATTCCAATAATAAACTCCAACACTAGCTATATCGCTAATTGGATCTTTTTCAGCAACTTGTTCAACAAATCCATCCTTACCAAGTTTAGCAAAACTCCATTTAGGGTGAACCGCATTAAATACAAGCATTCCGCCATCAATATTATTATTAGAAAAAGAATACATAGTTTCATTTGAATTCCACTCAATATATTGATCAGAGTTAGCAATTAATAATGGAGCATCATTATCTATAAATTCCTCAGCCAGTAGTGTTGTGCAAGCTGCACCTTCAGTTAAACTATCAATAATAATTATTTTTGAATTTGGCTTAATTAAATTTAATAGGTGTTTAATATTATATTTTTCTAAATGTTCTTGTTGAACAACAAAAATATAATTAGCATCAATATTTAAATTTTCAACAACAACTTGAATCATAGGGCGACCATTAACATCAATTAATGGTTTTGGAAAAGTATATCCTTTTTGAGCAAACCTAGAACCAAGCCCAGCCATTGGAATTAATACATTTAGTTTTTTGTCAATCCATGGAATAGTGTTTTCTTTTGACACAGAATTAATTTCATTTATTTTCATTTCGATTTTAGCTAATGATAAATCTTCTGGGTTTTCAATTGCTAATAGATTAGCTCCGGAATCAAGAGCTCCTTTTCTACCGATATGACTATCCTCAACAATTATTGTATTTTTCGGAATAACATTTAAAGCAGTCATACAACGCCAATACATCTCAGGAAATGGTTTTGGTTTAGTAACATCTTCATTACTAATGTAATAATCAACATATTCTAAGATACCCAATTTTAATAAACATAATTTAACGGATTCTCGTATTGAATTTGTAGCTACTGCAATTTTAATATTTTTTTGTTTTAATGTTAAAAAAATATTAATTAAATGTGAATTAACTTCTATTTGCCGCAAAATATTAAATGTTGAATATTGTTTATCTTTCCATATTTTATTAAAATGTATTTTGTCTAATCCTTTATTAATTGATAGTAATTCTAGTTTTTTTGTTGTAGTTAATCCATCATAAGTACATAAATGTTCATCATAAGATATAACGTATTTTGGATCAATTGATAATAATGCAGAATTTAAAGCTGTATAATGCCAATCTTTAGATTCGACCAAAACTCCATCTAAGTCAAATATAATTAACTCAATCATTACTTTTTTCCCCAACAACCATAAAAGAATTATTTAAATCGCGCTCAGATTTAAATATATTAATATATCCTCTGTCAGATAAATAATCTTCAATTATTTCAGGAGTAAAAATATGTTTATGTTTAAAATTATTCCAAGGTCTCCAATATGTTTGTGCATAATCAGGCAAATACAAAAATAATATTCCACCAACTTTTAATTTAGTTTTCCAATAATCTAAAGCATCTACCCAATCAGGTAAATGCTCTAAACAATGACTAGAGTAAATATAATCAACGGAATCTTTTGGTAAATTATATGCATCCCACCCATCATTAAAATTTAAATCAATAGGAATGGATCCAGGAAAAGCCCATTCAATGCGATTACACCCAATATCAAAACCTTCACCGATACAAAAATGTTTGGCAAAAGGGATAGCAAACTGAGAAGCATACCCTATAGTTTGAAATTTAGGATATATTTTTCCTTTATATTCAATTAAGTCCATAATCACTCATCTAATAATTTTAACGTAGATTTTCTATTCGCATAAAAATGTTTCATATACGAATATTGTATAGGTTGATTTTGCCAACCATCTAATTCTTTTGTATAATAAACTTCAAGAGGAACGTTCATTAAATCAGCTAATATGCTAATACCTGTAAACATAGTAATAAATTTATTAGATTGTTTAATAACGTTTGCATTATATATACAACTTCTAGAAAAATCCAAATAAAATGAATCATTAAATTTTCCAGAATTTTTTAATACTTCTGAGGGTCTACTTGTATCAACAGTAGTTTTTGAACATCTATCGCCAATAACCGTATCAAATTTACCAATATTTAAATGAGGTATTTTTAATTCAAATTCAGAATCAATATTAAATTGAATTCCAGAAACATGTTTTATATATTTTTCATACCTAGTAGTTTCAATCGGGTTAATACCATCATATTCAACTCCATTAACCCAGCTATTAAACCATATATAATCAGATAATTCCGGAGTTTCTTTTTGAAATGTAACGGTATTAAATATATCTTGATATGATAATAAATCTATAAACCCATTAAATTTCTCCATACTATCCTGAATTACTAAATCAATCTTTCCATATTGTTTATATATTCCAGATAATACAGGAAGGCAATTTAAAAAATCGCCCATATTACTACTTCCATGCTGGGCATATAATTTCATAAAACCTCGCTTAATGATCAATTTTTAATGTAAATCCATACTCACTATAACTTCGTATTTCTCCATGAGATTTCCAATGAAGGGGAAAAACTTGAAGTAATTCCCTACAAGAATAATAGTATATATTTTTTGATGGATTAGTTAATGCTCCAGCTAAATGCGTCATTCCAGTATCTCCACCGATATAATATTCGCAAGTCATAACATGATTTAAATTTTCATCATAGTCATAACTAATTTCAAAACTTTTTAAATCTACTGTATCAATTATATGTTTAATATTTAATGATGCGCATATAATTAACCTATAATCAGAAAAGTTTTCAGAATAATAATCAATCAAACCTGTTAATAGTATAATATCCCAATTACGATAAAAATTATATGCAGCATCAAATAATGGAAAAATACAAATTTTCTTTTCTTTAATATATGCAGAATTATCAACTTTAACTCTATCGGGAATATTTGAACGGTAATCCCATATATTTAAATTATTAACATCTAATTGATGTTCTCCTGGAACATCAGAAAAATAATCTGTATGTTTTTGTACAAAATTTTTAAATTTTAAAACGTAATCAGAAGGAAAAATACTTTCATCTGGGACATAAAATTTTATTAATTGATTATTTTCAGTAACTCTAAGTGCTTCTAATACATTACAAGCACCTAAAACATCACCGCACCGAAATTTTCCACCAAAATTTGTTGGCGTTACATTTATAATTTTCATAAAATATTCATTAAAAAGAAACTGAAGGAGTCATACTACCATTAGTTGAAAAAGTGCCATTTATTATATCATCACAGCGTTGTTTAAATAAATCTGCATTTTGTTGGTATCTTCCTTGATATAGATGATATATAGAATCACCAAAAAGAGTTCCAATACCAAAATTACCATAATTACTTAATCGCCAAACGCCACCAAGAGGACTTCGTTCATAATAAGTTGGATAAATTGCTTTATACGGAACTTTGTTTTCTTCAGCTACATAAGAAACTTCTTCAGCTATATCAGATCTTTTATTCTCGGCAAATGAAGGTTTACCTAAATCAACCCAACATTTTTTAGAAATAAAGAAAAAACTAGGAGCAGCAAAAATATGATTATATGGATATATATGATTTGATGATTGAGCAACTCCAATAAAACTTCTATATTTTGTAACATATTCAATTGAAGAATTTATAATTTCCATATTTAATGGAACACAATCATTATCTAAAAAACCAACAATATCGGATTTAGAATTTTCTAAAACATAATCCATCCATAAACCGTGATTAGCCCCATCAATATTATGATAATTTACAGGAATTTTTAAATGTTCAGTAACCTTTTTATGCGAATCAATTAAATATGCCCCATTATCCCAATATAATGTATTAATTTCTACATTCATAAAAAATCCTCGCTACGAATAACTCTATATGAATCTTCATCCATATCTTTTGTTGAAAATTCAATTATATCAGAATCCTCGATTCCAACAATTTGATGCCTTAACCCAGGAGGCAAATAAAATTTATCACCTTCATTTAGAATAATAGTATCAGTATAAAATTCATCAGTAAGAGAATAATTTATTTGAACTTTACCTTTCAACAAATAAAATGTTTCATCTTTAATTTTGTGATAATGAAACGAACCTCGTTTACCTGCATTTACATGAATAATCTTACCGCAATATAAATCAGTATTAACGATAATATTTTCATAACCCCACAATTTATCAATTATCATTTTTTCTCCATGGATAAGTTTTATATTTAGATTTAATTATTTTGTTACCTTGTTCAAAAAATTCTTTAGTTACCGACCCAGAATTACCGGCAAGCCTATAATCAAGAGTATAATAACCAGAACAAGAAAAATTAGGAAAATATTGTTTTAATGCTTGAAATACTACTCTATCTTGACCCCAGCCTCCATGCCAAGCACCAGCAATTACCACAGCAACTTTATTAGTAAAACAATAACAATTAGTATCTATGTGATAACAATTTGTCCATGCTTCCCATTTACCTAAACTTTCGCAATTATCTTGATAAATAAAATTTCCATCTTTATCATAAATATTACGCAAGCTATAAACCCAGTCAGATTTAGTTGATTCCAATTCATCAATCATAGTTTTAATATGATTTGGTTCAAACCAATTATCTTGATCAAGAAAGAAAATATAATCTTCATTAACTAAATGAGAATAAGCTGCATAGATTCTATGCCCATAAAAACCATTAGCTCCAACATTTTCATCTAAATATTCAACTCGCAAAGGAATATTAAAACCTTTACCTAAAAGCATTTTTCTTACTTTAGATGCAAATTGTTTTCCATCAACCACAATAAGGGCAGTAACATTATCATATGTTTGTTTGGCAACACTCTCAATTGTTTCTATAAGAGTATCAGCTCCTGTTGTTGGAATTATTACTACTGCACTTTTTGTCATACTTTAAACCCATCAAATGATTTCTTTTCAAATTTATTTTGTTTTTGCATAGATTTATACGACTCAGATGGATCCATGCTTCCAGCATCAGTAATACCTTCCTGAGCTGATTGTTCAACATCAAATAATTTCATCTTAGCTCTATCAACGCCAACAACAAAACGTTTATTTAAATTTAAATCTCTATAACGATTTTTTAACTGTTTAATCATCATTTGATTTAAATCATATAACTCTTCGCTGTTAATAATTGCACACATAAAATCAGCAATAGCAGGCACACCAAATGATTCTGACACATCGCTCATATCAACATCACTACTTTGAGAGCCGCTACGAGTTGTTTGAGTTGCAGTAATAACTGGAATACTAAATTCCTGAGCAAATCCACGTAATTCTTGTGCAATAGCTTGAATATATGTATAAGTGTTAATGCTACCAGACATCTTCATTCTAGAACTAGCGCAGATATTTAAATAATCAATAAAAACTACATCAGGAACGAAATTCTTCTTTAAACGCAATTCATTCAATAAAGTTCTAAAATGATTTACATTAGCTGCAGCTGTTGGATATTCTTTAACGAATAATTTACCAATAGTTTTTGATTTAACATAATTTATTTTTTTATCAAAAGTTGATTTATCCATTTGCATTAAATCATCCATAGATATTCTAAGCAAATTAGCGTCAATACGTTTTGCAATTTCTTCTTCAGCCATTTCACAAGTTATGTATAAAACATTTTTACCTGCTGTTTGAAAATCAGCTGCAAAGTTACACATCATTAAACTTTTACCGCCATGAGGTGGAGCTAAGATAACATTTAAAGTTTTCTTTGGTAATCCACCATTTGTTATAAGATTAAAATAGTTTAGTCCAAAAGGAACTTTTTCTTCAGTTCTATGATAATATTCATAACGGCTATCAGCATCACCCAAATAATCATGACCAACACTTGAATCAAAAGAAACAGACAATGCTTCAGATAATAACGTAGGAATACTTCCTTTTGATAAATCTTTATGTTTTCCATCGAGAATTGTAATAGATTCCCTAACGGCATTAAAGATTGCTTGATCTTGACAAAAAGTTTCTGTTTTGTCAACTAACCATTCTAAATCTACAGTTTCAGATTTAGCTTCATGCAATTCATTTAATAATGTAAACGTTTCTTTATGTTCTTCTTCTGAAACTTGTTTTTCATTCAACTGAATAATAAGAGCTTCGTATGTTGGAATATTTCCATAATTAGTAATAAACGAACTAATCTCGTTAAAAATTGTTCGTTCATTTCTATCATTAAAATAATCTGCCCTTAAAAAAGGTAATACTTTTCTAGTATATTCTTCAGAGTAATGAAGGTTCTTCAAAATCAGCGTATTCAGATTCAATATTTTCTCCTGCTTGTTTAATACTATCTGAAAGAATTTTTAATAAAATATCACCTATAGTATTTTTAAATTCTAAGGTTTCAAATAATTCTTTTGGTTTTTCTGCGTCATAAACCACATCGTAATTAAAACTTAATACAGCATGGCCATCTGGATTATCTGTACCATCATCAGATACACTAAGATCGCTTAATGTAACAATAACATTTTCAAATTCTCCTGAAGTAAGTTTTAATCCATTTGCTCCATTGACCTCAATGAAATTATACTCTACAACCGTTCTTTCGTCAACCATTTTTTTCTCCTACCAAAAATTAAACCAAACGCCAGTTCCATGAACCCACGCAATTGGAGCCATTATGGCTCCGGCAATTAAAAATAACCATTCTTTATTGTTAATACAAACTATAATATGAGTAAACCAAGATGCTATTGTCAACAAAGAAAACTAATAATAAGCGTTACATAAAAAATATCATTAATATCAATTCTAGTTAATCTATGCATCTTCCAATTCCTCATCAGCAAATACAGCATCAATATCTTCATCAATATCATTACCAAAAATATCTCCATGAGATACTTTATATTTACTTTCAATAAATGCTTTAAATTGAGTGCTTTCCAAAATAGGATCCCAAAATTCAGCAGATTCAGTTTCTTTTAATCGATATTTTTTCTCTAAAAGTTCACCAGTTGCTAAATTAACTTTTTGATACCAACCATTACTCGGTTTAATAACGATACCAGATTCTAATGCTAAATCAATTAAACCAGACCATTTACTAATACCACCTTTAAAACTTACGCAAACTGGAATTTTAGATTTCTCTTTAGTATATCTTGACTTCTCAACGTTAATAATAAAGTTATATCCAATTACTTCAGTTCCTTCTTTTTCTTGCTGACGACCTAAAATATAAATGTTATCAGCTGCATAATATGAACCAGTACCGCCACCAACAACATCTTTTGCATAAAGTTCCATAGTTTTATAGGTATGATTAACAGCTACCAATGGAATATCTTTTAACATTAAATGAGGAGTAATCATTCTAAACAAAGATTTTAATTGTTTAGCTCTTGTCATATCAGCTGTTGATTTACCATCTAAGGCATCATCAACTTCTTTCTTACTAGCCAAATTACCAATAGAGTCTATAAGGATAAGAATTCGATCTCCACGGACAATATTATCAATCTGATTCATTATATCAAACTTCAATTCTTCGACGTTTTTAAGAGGAGTGTGGATCACTCTATCCATATCAATACCAAAAGATTGGAAATATGATTGCGGCGTACCAAACTCTGAATCATAAAATAATAAAACTGATTCTGGATATTTATCCATATACGATTTAGCCATTAATAAACTAAATGCAGTTTTAAAATGTTTACTTGGACCAGCCCACATTGTAAATCCAGGAGTAAACCCGCCATCTAAAGATCCAGATAACGCCACGTTAATAATTGGAATTGGCGTTTGAATCATATCTTTATCAACAAAGAATTTTGATTTAGAAAGAACCGAAGTTTCTTTAATTGTACTATTCTTTTTAATTTTATCTAACAAACTCATATTTTATTTTCCTTTAAGCAAAAAAGTCATCAATACAATTTCTTCTTTCATGCGACCAACCAACGGCTTGTAACATACCATTTAATGGATCTAAGAAAGTTTTTTCATACTGTTTATCATAATCGACATACTGTTCTAAATCAAACTCGGGTGGAATTGAAACTGGAAATGAAATTACTTCATGTTTTAATGGATTAGGTAATTTTAAATAACAAAATTTAATATGTGCACCCTCACCAATCATTTCATATTTGTTCTGAAGACTCATTTCACGAAGTTTATTGTTATATAGTATCGATCCTTTAGTATGAATCGGGCATTTATTACCATAAATTGTTTCAGAATCAGAATATTTTTCAATACCATTTACTCCACGAGGAAACGCAATCTCCTCAACAGAATAATTTTTAAACTCAGATTTAACTCCAGATACAAAATCTTGAATATCTCCTTCAGTTCCATTTAAAATTAAACCAACTGAACTACGCAATTTATCACGAATAACCAACGGAGTTGAAGATTTAACAACTTCTAATCCCATAATTTTTATTTTTGGTTCGTTATAAACCACACCTTCATTTTCGTAAACATTTAGCGCATATCGTTTTTTACCAGTCCAAAAACCATTAGAACTAATACCCTCAAGTTTAAATGAAATACAGTTACGTTTTACATGAGTATAGGCTTGCAAATCATCACAACATTCATTAATAATTGGATCAATCTTTTCTTTACAAATTTTACTTAAAACAGGAACAATTTCTTTAAATTCTTTATCAGAATAAAATTTATTAACAATAGGTTCTAATGAAAGATACATCGAATTATGAACGCATATATCATTTGCAAAAAAATTATGATTATCTTCTACTTCAATATCATAGACCCATTCAGATTGAACTCCTAATGATTCAACCGTAAACCCATCATCAAATTCTAGTTTTTGCATAATTTATAATTTCCTCAATAATAAGTTTAGGATTATCAATATAATCACTTTCCCAGATTTGAATAATATCAAACCCCCGTTCTCTTTCCATTACACATTTCTTTTCGTTATCTGTAATCCAAGCTTCAGAAGCAGTTCTTCGTTGACCTCTTCCACGTAATTTATCAGAAGGATTATATAATTTAGGATTTCCGTGATAATGGTCACCCTGAAATTCTATTGCCAATTTTAACTCAATACACACAAAATCAAATTTATAATATCTCTTTAGAACAGTATCAAAAACACCATATTCTTTATTATATTCAGCAAAATAAATTGATTTATCTTTAAATATATAATCCCTAATCAAAGTAAAAAATAATTGTTGGGATATCTTAGAATATGAAAGTTGCATCCCATCATAATACTCATGCAATTTTTTAATAGCAATTTCAGGATCACCATATCTCTCAACATAAACATCAAATGTATGAGATTTTAATCTATTAACACTAACGTATCGTTCAGCTCCAAAATATTCTTCTGAGTTAGTATAAGATTGTCTTTCGCAATAAGATTTCCAAAGTTCTTTCCCTTTAATGTCACCGTGTCTTTGTATACATAATTCTTCTGTAATGGCTCTACTTTTATTAAATAACTTAAATTCCTCTTCAGTCATCCCATATTTTGCATTCTTATATTCAAATGAATTAGTATAAGATTGCTTATAACAATAAGAATTCCACCGCTCCATTCCAACTATTTCACCATGAACGAAAACCATTTTATCTTTTGTTATACCTTTAAAACTACTAACTTTTTCTATAAGATTAAGTAAGTCAACCATAATTTTTGGTTTATGTGTTATCATAGCTAGGAAATACGAGGAATTTGATGATGACGTCATTTTCCTCATTTTCTTAGTTACAAGAGTTTGATAACAAAACGAATTATCAAACTCAAAATTATGATCATATGGAATATTCAATATAAATCTATCGAACCATTGTTTATTACTTACTCGTTTGGCCATGTTATCACTCCATTGAATCGGTATCTATAATACTTATAATAAAATGTTTTTTCGTATCAAGTTTTTTTGGAGAAATACTACTAATTTCGCCGGTTTTTTTATTTTTTACAATAATACTATGATCAACTGTAACGATACAACTATTCCCGCACGAATTTGTAATTTTAAATAATTCTTTTTCTACCTTATGTTTCATTACATAAGAAATAGATTTATTTTTTAATATTCCACTAGAAGAAACGCTTGGGGTAATACAATTACTTACTGGTTTTACATAATCTTGATTAAAATCATCTTTCTTAAAATAATTATCTGGAATAGAATTATAAAAATCTGCAATAGTCAATTTAGCACCATTAACAGAAATTACAGTTTCACCTACAACAGAATCCGTATCTTGATAAATTACCCATGGATAATCAGCTTTAAACATTTTATCTAATTTTAATTTAACAAATTCACCAACGGAAATAATAATGTATTGACCAGATAAAGTTACAGCTCGAGCATTTTCTAAGGTGTAATATCTAAAGAAAGCGTTACCTAAAGCTCCATACAAACTATTCATAGCAATTTTAAATGCCATCTGCTCATTATTAAACTTTGAAATTAAATTAGATATTCTTTTGTATTCTTTTTTATCATAATCTTTATTAGCTTTTAATAACTCCATTTCAGATTCATATTTTAACATTGTTGATTTCGCCTCTTTACGTTTTTTCATATAAACGTCAATCAACTCAGGAATCATACCAACTTTGTCTTTGCGATACATAGCACCATTAGCTGCAACAGCATATTCTTCTGGAAAAGTATATTCTTTATCTAATAAACCTTTAGTTGTAATATTACCATCAAACATACCAGTAAAAGTTTCCAACGAAATATTCCATGTTTGTAAAATACTTGGATACAAACTAGTGGCATCGAAACTAGCAATATTACGATAAAACCCAGGAACTGGTTCACGAACAAAAGCACCTTCAAACTGTTCATTTTTACTATTTTTAGATCTAGGTGGAATTACAATTTTATTCGCTTTTAAATGATTAAAAATAATTGCATCCCACATTCTAATTTGGCTATAAATATCACCATAATTAATTTTGGCCAAATAACTCATGGTTAAGCACAAATCAATAAGTTTTTCTGAATCTTCTAGCTCATCGACTCTATCACAGTCGATAATGTTATAATCCACAAACTTATTCCAACCATTAGTGTAAAAATCTTTAAATGTATCAAATTCACTATGATCTAATTTACCATGACCTAAAACTAACTGAGCTACAGTTTCTAATCGTAAATTTTCTGGTTTTTTCTGTCCGTATTTTTTATAAAGATCTCGAAAGTCAACAACGTTAACTCCAACAATTTCAAATAGAGTTGTTGGTTTACCAAAATCGTCTTTTGTTTTACGTTCTTTAATACGATTCCATGGACTTAACTCGCGAACTCTATCTTCGCTAACAATTTTAGCAATACGATTAACCAGATATTTTATATCGAACCCTTCTACGTTCCAACCTGTAATAATATCGATATCGCTACGTTTCCAGAAATCAACAAAACGATTTAATAATGAATATTCGTCATCACACAGAATAAAATCACAGTTTTCTTTTTTATCTCCAGTATATTCTTTAGACATGAAAGTTGTGCTGCGTTTTGTTTTCATGTTTTTTAGGGTAATAAGAAGAACTTCCTCTGCCGCAACGTCAGGAGAAGGAAAACCGGAGTTTTCAGTTGCAGTTTCGATATCCAATACATAAGAATTAATGAATTCTATATCCCAATCAATAACTTTTGGAAATTGATCAGAAATAAATTGAACATCGAATCCGATATCACCATAAATTTCAAAATTATCTACATCTTCGTATCTTTTAATAAAATCACGGGTTTCTTTAATATCTCCAGGTTGGATTTCTTCAACATATTGACCGAAAAGATTTTTCCAATCGCTTTGTTTATTTGATTTAACATAAACTTTAGGCGAATATTCATATTTGAACTGAACTCGCTTACCATTTTCAATCCCTTTGTATAAAATACTATTCCCTAATATAGATACGTCAGTGTAGAATTTTGACATTTATTTTCCTGTAAAGATTTTTTGTGGCGCAGTTAAGATTTTACCAAAAATTTTATTATATTGTTCAACAAATTGTTCATCTGGTTCAATATAGAATACAACTAAATTTTTATTAATTTCAATCTTATTTTTATTTTTTGGGTTATTATATTCTGGAAAGGGAGCAAACCCTACTGATTGTTCTTTTGGATTTTCCAATGAGTCAGTAATAACTAATTGAATCGTATCTTCGAATAAATCACATTCAGGTCTCGTTTCGCATGGACCAAGATATGTTCCAAGAACTGTTTCACCAGATAATAATTTAAATTGTTTAACTGTCATTTTCTTCCTCAATTTTATGTATTTTAACGCCGCATTTTTCAAGAAAACGAATACCTGCGGCTGAACGATATTCGTTTTTATAATATAAAGTTTTTATACCAGAACTGTATATAATTTTTGCGCACTGCAAACAAGGACTATGAGTACAAATAATTGTTGCATCTATACCAGATTCTGTTGAACGTGCTAGTTGACTAATTGCATTTGCTTCAGAATGAATTAACTCATCATAGGTTTTTAATCCTTCCCACTCATTTTTATTGGAATTATATGTGAATCTAGCTTGTTCGTCAAGAGGTAATTTTGAAAATTCAACATTATCAATAAAAACTGGATATTCACAATCATTAGGCGTCCACCCTGCAGGCATTCCATTGTATCCACAGCTTATGATACGATTATTCTTTACTATGACCGTACCAACTTTTAAACGCGTCGCATAGGACAACTGAGCAGTTCTCTCGGCGACATCCATAAAGTATTTAACAAATTTTTCTTTCATTTTTTATCAGGGTTAAATTCATCATCAATATCAAATATAAATTGCTTTATAATATATAACGCTTCTTCCATATTACTTTCGCTAATTTCCATATCACACCTTGATCTAATTATCTCAGGAGTAATTGTTTTTAATTCTTCATATGTATAAATTGGATTTTCATCAGCTCCAGCATACCATAAAGCTAGTTTTTGAGTTTCTTTTGTTTCACCGGATTCAGTTGTATGAAATGCATACCAATCTGAACAAGACCAACGGCTATAAGACATAATACCTCCTAAATTTAAACTATACTCATATTATACTATATAAGTTGTTTTTTGTCAAGCAAAAAAAAAGGGGCAACCATTTCTGATTGCCCCTATAGTTATAAAACCTAATTATTCTATTTGAAATATTTTAGGCTTTTTATTATCCGGTATTACATTTCTTAGCGATACATATAACATACCATCTGATAATGATACTTTATCGACTTCAACAGTATCAGCTATGGTAAATGTTCTAGTAAAATCTCTTTCAGCAATTCCTTTATATAAGAATTCTGCATCAGTTTTAGATTCATCTGGTTTGATTTTACCTGTAACAATAAGTTTACCTGCATCTAAAGTAACTGAGATTTGATCTTTTGTATATCCAGCAACTGCCATTTTAATAACAAACTTCTCTTCAGAATGTTTGATAATATCATATGGAGGAAAACCAGTTTGAGGCTTTTCCAATTCAGTGATTCTGCGAAATAATTCGTCAAAACCAATTAATGCTGAATTATGAATTGTTCTAAAAGTAGTTAAGTCTTTAGCGTACATATTTTTCTCCTTAAAAGCAAGATTTAATTTCGACCCCCGAAGC